GTGGCTGACCTGGCCGCGACGGTCAGGAATGCCTTTGCCGAGCAGCTGGCGGCCTTCCGGCTGCGCCTGGGCGAATTGCAACCCACCGTCAGTTCGGCCGATCCGGCCTATGGCGGCCACGATCGCGCCTTCATGGTGGCCGGGGCGGTCAAGGCCCATATTCTGGCCGACCTGGCCGGGGCGGTGGCTCGCGCCGTGGCCGACGGTCAGACCTTCGATGCCTTCAAGAAGGACTTCCGCGCCATCGTGCAACGGCGCGGCTGGCACGGCTGGACCGGCGAGGGCAGCGTGGCCGGCGAGGAATGGCGGATGCGCACCATCTACAAGACGAACATGCGCACCTCGTACATGGCCGGCCGTGACGCTCAGCTGGTCGAGGGCGGATATCGCTGGTGGGTCTATCGCCACAGCGGTGCCGCCCACCCGCGCCTGAACCACCTGGCCTGGGACGGCGTGGCGCTGCCGCCCGACCATCCGTTCTGGGCGACCACCGATGCCGAAAGCGCGGTGGCGGGTGGTGCCGAGGTGGCGACCGGCCTGATCGACACGAGTGTGGTTGACCGCGCGCTGGCCGATACCGATGCCGCGATCGACGGCTATCTGAAGGATCGCTATGTCCTGCCGCTGGCCGAAACCCCGGCGTTGATCACCGATCTGGCCCTGGCCATCGCGATCTACAAGCTGTACGTCTATGCGCCCAACAACAAGATCGTGGCCGATTACAAGGATGCCATCCTGTCCCTGCGCGACATCGCCAGCGGCGTGATCCGCCTGTCGGTGGCCGGGGCCGAGGTGGCGACCACAGGTGGATCGCGCGCGCGAATGACCAACCGTGAACGGCCGATGACGGTTCACAACCTCAAGGGATTCATCTGATGCTGGTCGATCCTGCTGTGGCGCGCCTGAAGGCCGAGGTGCCGGACCTGTCGGGCCGGGTCGATACCGCGCTCCAGCTGGCCGAGATGATCGGCCAGAAGAAGCTGCCCCGGCACACCCCTGCCGCCTTCGTGGTGCCCATAGGGCAGCGGGGCGGGCAGTCGGATATCGCTTCCGGTGTCTTCACCCAGATGATCGAACACCTGATCGCCGTGGTGCTGGTGGCGCGCGACCAGACGCCGGACGGGCGCCGTGCGCTGGCGGCATTCGACACGCTGCTCGACGCGGTGATCGCTGCGATTGCGAGGTGGGCGCCGGGGGACGAGATCGGCGTGTTCCGGTTCATCTCGGGGCGCACAATCAGCACGGCGGGCGGCGCGGTGGTGCATCAGCTCGATTTTTTCATCTCCGATCAACTGAGTATCCTTTCACGACCCACAAACTTCCCTCTGGCGGCGGCCGCTATATCCGCCAGGCCGACGGCACACTGGTGTCCAACACCCCGGAGAACCTCGCAGCCGCCAAAGGCGGGGCAGACTCCGGGGACAGCGAGAAGGCACCCGCGAAACCCACCACAAAAACCCCCGCGAAACCCGCCGTAAAGGACGTTTGAATTGCCCATCAAGTGGAATGACAATATCCTGCTGGTGAAGACAGAGGGTACCTATGCCACCGATTCGACGCCGGTGGCAGCAGACGGTGTTCTTGCCACCACTGTCAGCTTCAGCCCGATGGAAGGGCAGGATGTCGACCGGGAACTGGAACCTCACTATATTGCTGCAGGCGGCACGATCCCCATCGGTCTGCACGGCAAGATGTCTTTCAATGTCGAACTGGCGCCTTCGGGCAGTGCCGGGGTGGCGCCCGCCTGGGGCGCTCTGCTGCGGGCCTGCGCCTGCGCCGAAACCATCGTCGCCACCACCTCGGTCACCTGCAACCCGGTCAGCGGCGATCACGAAAGCGTCAGCATCCACTTCTGCATCGGGCGCACCCGCTATGTGCTGCTGGGCACCCGTGGCACGGTCAGTCTTGAGTTCGCGGCCTAGGCCATTCCCTGTCTGCGGTTCGAGCTGACGGGGCTGTTCAGAACCCCGACCGAGGTGAACCATGTTCAGCCCGACCTGACGGCGTTCAAGAAGCCGCAGCTGGTGAACAAGGCCAACACGCCGACCTTCTTGATCGCGGGCACGTTCCCTGGTGATGCGGCGCTGCGTGCTGAACCTGACCAATACCGTGGAACCCCGGTTCCTCGTGGGGGGCGAAAGCATCCCGATCACCGACCGTGCGGATGTTCTGGAATGCACGGTCGAGGCGGTGCCGGTCACCACGCTCAATCCCTATGCGCTTGCCATTGGCGATGCCACGGTGGCGGTGCAACTCGTGCATGGCATCGCGGCAGGAATGATCGCCACGCTGTCGGTGCCGCGCGCGCAGGTACAGCGCCGTCGGGGCCTCGAGAACGCCCAGAGCATCACCGAATGGCCGCTGCGGATGGTGCCCCTCGCCGACGAGGGCAACGACCCGTGGACCCTCACTCTCACCTGATCCCGAAAGGAACCCCCGATGTTCAGATTGCAGGACAATCCGACCTTCACCCACAAGGTGCCGGTGATGGTGCCGGTGGATGGCGGACATGACGAACAGACCCTGACCGTGCGCTACCGCGTGATGGAGACCGAGGCGGTGGACCGTCTGGCCAGCCTCAAAACCGACGATCTGACCGATTTCCTGAAGGAGGCGGTTGTCGAAATCAACGATGTGGTGGGGTGCGAGGATCAGCTACTGCCGTGGAACCACGCGCTGCGCGACCGGCTGTTCGGCCTCTACTACGAGCGGATGGCGCTGGTGAACGGCTCTACTAAGGGGCGGAAAACATCGTGGAACTGCCGCAACTGACCAAGCAGGTGGGGCTGTCGGTGCGGATGCACCGTCTGAAGCTGGCCTCTCTGACCCCGAAGATCAATCAGATGAGCCATAGCTATGATGGCAAGACGCCGCTCGCTTACTTTACCGATGTGATCGATCTCGGGGGTATTCAGAGCCAGAGCCTTCAGCGGGTGATCCTGAACGACTCCTATGTCGAGCTGGGCGGAACGGGGCATGAATACTATGGCCTGCCGGTGCTGGGAGATTTCGAAGGGTTCGCCTGGATAAAGCACTAAGACAACAGCCAGACCGCCGCCGATCCGATGATGGTCGCGAAGTACGGTGCCGATCCGGAACGGCCGTGGTCTGCCGACATGATCGGTCGCGGCGTTCCTCATGTGATCGCCACGTTCCGGTACAACCGCGAGCGGCTCAATGCGCCGCCGCGCCTGCGGTTCCAGGTCAGGGGAATCCCGGTCCATGATCCCCGCAAGGACAGCACAGTGGGCGGCGGCTGGTGGCGGATCTGAACCTGCCCGCCGTGCCGTTCGGCGCTCAGGTGCAGCGGTTGATGCACTCATATATGATGCACTCATATATAGAGAAGGAACGCCGGTTACGCCGCCATGGGCTGACCCTGCTGCCCGATGCGATGCTGTTCGAGCCGCTGGACGTGATCGCCTGGAGCAGCGCCGAGAATGGCTACGAGGCCAGGGCCTTCGAGATCCACGAGATGGTGGACGATCTGCAGATCTGCCTGAAGCGGGTGTCGCTGAAGGAACGCGATCCGCAGGATTATTCCTATCCCGATGGGCTGGTACTGCCGCTGCCGCCGGTGTCCAGCGCCACCACGCTGCCGACGGCCCAGAACGTGCCCGGCTGGGATATGGGGGCGGCGGTTGTGCCGAATGCTTCCGGTTCAGCGCGCCGCCCGGCGTTGCGGCTGCTCTGGGAAGGCGACCCTTGGGGGCGGCAGCGAGTATGTCAGGCAAATCGCGCTTCCCATGACGCAGCTCACGACAGTCGGGCCCAAATACCGGGCGAGAATCACCGATGAACTCGGGTAGGGCGAATGGGTGTCCCTGTACGGGCAGAGAACCATCATTGGGACCGTCAGCCAGGCGGCGGGCGTTCCGAGCGGGGCGCTGATCGGGCGCGGATCGAATGCGAACGGCGATTACGCTCGATTTGCCGACGGGACGCAGATTTGCCACCGCCGGGCCTTCGTGTCGTTGGCGATCAGCACGGCCGCATTCGGGGGGTTCGTCAGCGCGCATCAGACATGGACGTTTCCCGCCGCGTTTACGAGCCTGACTGCGCTCGGGGCCACCTCGGAAAACAACTCGGCCTTCGGGGCCGTGTTCACGTCGGCGGTAAGACCCACCGGCAACACCTGGGCGGTCACGTCCGTTTCATCCCAGGCAGCAGCCGGACGCACAGTCGGTCTGCTCGCCGTAGGCTCCTGGTTCTGAGGTTCCCATGATCGTCAGCTTTTTCCCCCGCCCGCATCGCCAACCGCCTGACACTGGATCGCGCCGGCGACACCCTGACCATCAACGGCGAGGCATTCGACTTCTCGGGCGTTCCCGACGGCGCGATCCTGCCGCGCGGTGCCATCCAGAGCGAATGGATCGTGGGCGACGTGACCCGCACGGGCGGCGTCCTGCACATGCCGCTGATCTGGCCGCACGGCGCCAACGCGCCTGAAGCCACGCGCTCTCCCGCACCGATCACCATGACCGGTAACGAACCTGTAACCCTGCCACCCTACGATACCCCAGAGGAGCCTGCGCAATGACCAACATCGACTTCATGCAACTCGTCACCGCCACCGAAATGGCTGCGCTGGCGGCAAATGCCCGCGCAGCCGCGCTCAAGTCGGTCTGCGCCGCCCGGATCCTTGCGGTCCTGGACGAACGCACACTTCTCAACGTCCAGGGCGCTGTCCTGGCCGGGGAACTGGACCCCGCCGAGATGGATGTGTTCCGCGCGGGGCGAAGCTGGGTGACCGACATGCAAGACGCCTGCCGCACCGCCACCGACAACGATCCGCTGTGGCCCGACCTGCCGGACAGCGTCGCGGCCCTGGCGGCGCGGTTCTGA